GTTCGAATTACCCGTAGAATCAATATCTTGGGAAGTACCTTTGATATTTACGTTTAAGTAGGCCATGGTTTGTCCTGGGGCAAAGAAAGATCAACAATAAGATAATTCCCATTAACTGCGCTTATCCCATGCTCCAGGGATAGCAGCGACATCGCAGCCCATTGTCTTAGCGCGAATGATTCGATACCTGTCTCTGCTGCTATATGCAACACTCCATCCTTATCTATATCCGCCCTCATCTCGCCGTCCTTATCGCTTCTTGGTACGCCTGCCTCATCTGCCTCGGGAACTCCTTCTCTACTGTCTTGCGTGCCACGTACTCGAAGTCAAATAGCTTCTGGTACTGTGCTGACTTGACGAAGATGATCACTGGCTTGATGGCTTGCCCATGCCCCAGAAAGAAGCGTTGCCATATCCCTAGCGGAAGCTTCCCGTCTACTGGTGCACCAACAAAGTATTCGTATCCTAGAGTTCCCTTGCGCTTGCTGCCCTTGGCTAGACGGGCCTTGCCTTTATCAGTGATGTTTGCCCTGTACCCTGCCTCTGGGAATGCCCTGAAGAATGAGAGTATGCGAACGATCTCTGATCCCTTCATATTCCCGAATGCGTCCATCTCTGCCGCCTTTCCTGGCACAGCGTAATAGCCTGGAGGCATTACGCCTGCGGACACAAGCGCCCTCTCGAACTTCTTCAGCCGTCTGAATCCACCCTTTATTTCAGCCTTGAGGTATTTGCTTGCGGGCACGCCTTTTCCTGCGAAGTCTTTTAGGTATACCGCTGCTGTGAGATGGGCTTTTGTTGCAGGCTTCGTGAATACGGCCTTTTGGGTAAACGGAGTTGGCCGGTCGAACACATCTTTGATCTCGTGTGTTTCTGCTGCTTCGGCTGCCTTTGCTGTTCGAGTAAGAGCGACAGCTGTGGCAAACCGGGTCTGCTTACTAGCATTCCTCAAGCTTCCAACTATCTGGGCCGCATTCGTTCTGAGGTCTATCGTGATCACTTCACCAGTCCCTTCTCAATCAGCTTTTTCAACGATCTCAAATGCCCCTCTGCGAAGTAGAGCTTTACCTCGACGCGCGTCAGGCCCTCTGGAAGTGGCACGAGGCGATCCACCACTGCATGGCAGTCTGAGCAGCCGTAGCTCCCCAAAATATCGTGCGAGCGCATTCCTATGCCCTTGCCAGCTGCGCTACCGTTTGCGTGACACCAGACCGTGCTTTCCGGCATGAAATTGCAGACGCCTGGAATCCTGATCTGGCAATCCTCGTTGCGCGCCGATTCGGTTATTTTGCTCATGCAGCGACCCACAATAGTTTCTGGCCTCGCAGCTGCTCAGCAACATCGATACGAGGCCGGCTCGGCGTGTTCCAATTTCCGCCACCTCTCCCACCAAGGCATATCCAGCCGCTTGCTCTGAGGCTTGCCCCGCCCTCTGCCGGTAGCGTGTACGTGATGAGCCTGTTGAAACCCAGTCCCTTTGCGACGCGCCAAGCGGCGCCGTAGAGCATCGAGCAAGCATTGCGCGCCCCATCGGTGCAGCACCTGTTTACTTCCAGCGTCCATCCATCATCAAGATGGCGCGCCACCGGTCTTCCGACTATCGCAACGCCTCGCACCACCCCGCTATCACTTACAGCAACGCAAAATTTAGCGCCAACAACCGGTTTATGGTGGCGATGATGCAGGGCAACAAATGCATTTGCCTCATCGAAATTTACAGGAGTGATAGATAGGGTCATGCGTACGCCATCACAGAATCAGCCCAATTGCGAAGCGTCTGCTCATCCATGTCGCTGCCGTAGATGTTCTTCAGCAGCGCAGTGATAGTGGCGCTGTACAGCTTCTCGAACGTTTCCTCGTTCATCTTTGCCCAGGAAATACTGTCTGCCTCTGCGCGCACTTCTCCGGTTATCGTCGGAACTGGATGCCAGTATCCCGCCAGGATGGTTAAATCCTTCCTGAACTTCTCGAAGTTCGGCTCGATGCGATGGCCTTTATGTTCCGGCATTTCAGCAGTCTCGGTCCAGAATTCATAACCGAGTTTCGCGAGCGTCCACCATTTGTTAAAGAATTTACCGTTACGCATTTCAGAGTAATTGCCCTTTACTGTGGTCCCCACCTTGAAGCACTTCAGCTTCTCGGCTTCCTCGTCATTGGCCGGCACAAGATGGCCCATGGCATTCTTGATGAGGATGATTTCCCTCACGAATCCAACTCCTTCACTACCCGCACAACGTCATCGAGGGACTCGACTATGAAATACAACCCTTTCCATGAATGCATGAAATCCAGCTCTCCTTCGGTCAACTGGCGCTTGCTCTTGGGGAGCGATCCGTCCTTGATCTCAATCGCCGCCGTCTTTCCACGGGAAACGATCAGGTCACAGCACTTCTTTAGTTGACTGATGATCAGAACCGAGCAGCCCATGCGCCGGAATGCCTCGACTATCTGAGGCTGATTGGCATCGACCTTTGCGGCCCGGCGGAAGGTCAACTCCCCTCCCCTTTCCTCAATCGAAACATCGTGCACCTTATTCCCCATTTCTCACCCAGACTGCACCGCTTCTCGCCACGCACCGAGAATTCATGGACGCAGCCGGAGCATGAGAGGATGGGGCGGGTGATTACGATGAAGCCGGTCATGCGACCTCCATCTTGGGCATGACAGCAATACTGTTCACAGCATCAATGCGCTCTCCTATCCAGCGCATGACAGGAACCGCCATGCTGTTGCCCAAAGCCTTGTAGCGCGGCCCGTCCTTTGCAAGCCGGTCAATGTCTTCGCGCGTCAAATGTTTCGGATTTCCGCGCAACTGGTATTTCAGGAAGTCAGCATCCAACTTTGCCTTGCCAGGTCGGCCATATGGGATAAGGCAATAATCATCAGGAAATCCCTGAAGTCTTTCGCATTCCCTGGGGGTAAGCCGGCGCACTTGCATTGATTGGCGGACATAACTGGTTTGCTTCATGCCAGGCTGAGCAGCTAACGCCCCGGCAACAGCCATTTCACGAACCTCATCACCAGTGTTTTGAGCAAAACACACCGCTTGATGACCGCCACCGTTTTGATGCGAATTGGCGTGGCCCATGCTTCTTAGGGTTGACGCTACGCTTCCCACTCCGAAGCCGTTTTGTCCGGATGCTTTGCAGTCGAAGGCAATCGCACCCACTCCAATACCTCCACGGCCGCCATTAGGTGTTAGAAGGGCGTTTGCCGTACCATCCTGACGATATTCCAGATTGTGGGAGTCACCACGCCCACGAATGGCAAGGGTGTATGGTTGAACCGGAACCAACGGCGTTCCCCTACCCGTTCCATCCTCGTTTGCGTCGAAGCCCTCACCGCGAAGGGAATGGGCTATGAGCGTTTTCGTTTCATAATCCTGCCTTCCCATTGCTCCAGCGTTCAGGCAGTGGCTAATGTCTCCAGTGCTGGACACTGCTTGTAATCCGCCTGTTGTCTCAAAGTCACCCCCGAAGCCCCCACCTGCTGTAGTGCGCGCGCCAATTGTTCCGGTAATTTCTTCCCCCGCTTCTCTGCTCGGCGGAGGATTCCCCGACAAGCTGTGTCGCTCAAAAAGTACCGCCGCGGCACGTCTCCAGTCTCCAAGACATCCGACAACGAAGACGCGACGGCGCCGCTGTGGAATTCCAAAGAATTGAGCGTCAAGAACCCGATAGGCGAACCCATACCCGAGTTCCCCCAGCCCTCCGAGGAAGGTTCCAAAGTCTTTTCCTCCGTTACTCGACAGGACGCCGGGGACGTTCTCCCATACCAACCACTCGAGGCGATACCTTGCAGCAATGGCAAGATATGTGAGCATGAGGTTGCCACGAGGATCATCCAGTCCCTTTCTAAGTCCTGCGATACTGAAGCTTTGGCATGGGGTTCCTCCCACAAGCACATCGAGTTTTGCATCAGGCCACTCCTTGAATTTGGTCATGTCTCCACGGTTCGGTACATCGGGGTAATGATGCGCAAGCACGGCAGAAGGGAATTTATCAATCTCGGAAAAGAACGCTGCTTTCCACCCGAGAGGATGCCAGGCAACGCTTGCGGCTTCGATACCAGAACAGACAGAGCCGTAGATCACAGCGAGTCCTCATCCCAATCGAATGCTCTACTCCCCGCCTTTTTGATGTACAGCCGCCACTTGTCGGGAGACATCGGAAAAGGAAACTCTCCGGCTTCCATTCGCGCCAAATCACGACTCCCGATGGCAATCTCTGCCGCAGCTTCCGCATATGTCCATCCGGCCAGCTCACGGACGATCTGCAAATTACGCGGCGTCTGAGGCATGTTCAGATCGAGGAAACAAGAATGACCGCCAGTGAAGCCCATCAGCTAAACCCTCTCTGTGACATTTCGTGATAGCGACCAGTGACTCTGTCATACCGCAACGTGACCATTCCCGGTCTGCCAATGTGCTTAAATCTGACTTTCTGGATATGAATATCAACCTCTTGCGAATCCGGATATTCAGAATCGCGCCAGACCGTCAGCGCGCAATCTGCTTTATTCCACCAGTGCTGAGAGCCACTGATCATGTCTGGACGAGGAACGGGGAGTTTCCCTTCTTCGCGCCTCATCTTCTGGGGATGCGCCACTATCCAAACGTGAACATGGTTGATCCTGGCCCAGTTGCGCACGGTTGACAGGGCTTGGGAGATATATTCCGTTTCGCTCTGCGAGCTATGGCGCCAATGCTCAAGCTCGTTCCATGGATCAATAACAACTCCGCGCTTTGCATTGGGAAACTTGATGAGAAATTCCCTTGCCGCATCAAGAATGTCTCTTAATGAAAAACTACCGCTGGTTGCTTCGGTGAATGCAAACGACTGATGCAACTCCTCCGTCAACTCACATATTTCCTGCTCCGTGATACGTTCATTCGGGCCAGGACCAAAAGGCTTGCCGGCTATCTTTTCCAGCATCTTGGTAACGTGGAAATACACCGGCTGATTCTCGAAACTGAAGACGGCAATCTTCCAGTTATTCTTCGAGAGATTCAGAAGTAGCGCATCGAGAAATTCTGATTTCCCGGACCCCGGCCAGCCGGTGACAATGGTCATTTGTCCGGGCAGTACCGTGTAATACCTGTCGAGGCAACTCCAACCAGTCCGATCGCCTGATGGCATGCCATTGCGCCAAAGGTCGAGCACGGCATCAGAATGCACATACGGACTTGTGAGCTTGGGCTTACGCTCGATGGCCGCGTCCAGTATCTGAGAGCCTTTGTCAGCACTAGCCATTTGTCAGGTCCACCGCTGCCGAGATTCTCTGATTCGCAAGCTTTAATCGTTCCCACTCCCCTACCGTCATGTCACGCTCCAGGAACATCTTCGATGCCGTTGCTGACACGATCATCGATTCCGAAGAAAGCGCTTCAAGCACGTCATGAGCATTGAAAGGCCGGTGAAGAGGTTTTCCATGATCCATGAGCCTTTCTGGGAACAACTCATCGAACGTAAGGCCAACAGAATTAAGAATTTCCTCGATAGAGCATCCAGCGAAATCATGAATCAGAATCCTTCCATCAGACTCAAGCTTCACGGCCATGCTCGGGCTTCGGTCATCGTGTGCAGGACAGCATGCAAGCCATCGTCCGTTTCCGGTCTTCTTAACTTTACGCAAACGGGATAGGAGGTTTTCGATAGTCATGCTGGCACGAACCTCCTTGCTGATTTAGAGCCATGGCCGATCTTTGCCCAGTCCCCGGTGACTGCTTTTTGGAAGGCGCAATGCCAGTCCGCGTACTTGTAGCCGTTTGCCTTGCAAGTCGCAATAAATGGCTCAAGATGATCATCCAGATTTCCGATTCCCTTCCTTGCCGCCCACTCCCTCAGTTCTGGCGTTATGCAGAAATCACCTGAGATTGACGTTTTCCGGGATTCGGGTTTTTTGGATACGGTTTTTATATTAGTTTCTAAGTTATTAAGTTCTTGGTTGACTTTCGTTTGGGTTTCGTTTGGGATACCCACTTCTAACCCAGAAGAAACCCACTGGGTTTTCTCTGGCGTATTTACTGGGTTTGCGGGGCGGCCTCCTTTTGCTCCATTGGCCTTGTTTTTCCTTTTCAGGTCGTGGTATGACGATATTTCTGCATCACAACGGGTGTGGTGATACCCATCTTCTTGCTTCAAAAAGAACTCTGAGAGCACATTATTTAAGGAATCGGTATCCGACTCAGAACCCAAACGTAACCGACGAATAACCCAGTGGGTTTCTAGCGGTATTGGCTTTTCATCCAGGTAATACCAGTCGAGCAATTGGCGGTATATCCCGTGCTCCAAAGTGGAAAGATGGCCCGTATCCTTCCGATAATCAGCGATATTGAATTGGTAATAATGCATAGCCGTTCCTCTACATAAACGGTAGTCAGCCGTTGTTCCAAGTAAAAAAGGTGAGCGCACGCTGATGGGCGGAACGTTCCCATCATTCGGTGACAAGCCTAGTGCGCTCATGACCATCAACTCAACGCCTCCTTCATAACCTTGCACCACTTCAAAACAGCCTTGCGCTTGCCCTGCTTCGTCTTGCGCTTACGGATTGCATAAGCTGCGCGATATGCTTGTCTGAGTTTCATGATTTCGCCTTCTTAACCATGAGCCAGTAGAGATGCGCCTTTTTCCTGTCTTTATCCGAAAGGGGTTTCTTGGAAGGTTTCGGCTTGACTTGAGCTTTTGGTTTCATGCGAACAACCTCTCTTGTTTCGTTGCTTGCTCTACCCTCTTGCAAGCCGCTTGGTAATAGTCCGCATCAAGCTCACAGCCCACTATTTCAAAACCGAGGTTATTGCAAGCTATCGCGGAAGAGCCTGAGCCCAGATGAGTATCGAGAATGCGCTGTCCAGGTTTGGCGTAATTTGAGAGAAGCCATTCGTAGAGCTTTACGGGCTTCTGTGTGGGGTGAATTCTTGTCTCGTTTTTTGACTTGTCTCCGATCTCGCCTTGAATCATCCCATTCCATCTATATTTGAAGATTCGAACGGCGCCAGAGAAAGACGAGAACGCGAGCTCAGCATCAGCAAAGGTGCTTGTGCCGTTGTCCTTATCCCAAACGATCCAACATGGAGAGCTTGAATAGAACATGCCTGCAAAGTGATTTGCCCCCCATATAATTTGATGTTTGGAGACGCGCTGCAGCTCGATGAAGTACTCTTTTTCTGGAACATTCCAGCACTTCGCTTCGCCGTAGTATCGAGCGCGTTGCACGCCGATACTGGAGTATCCTTTTCCGTAGTAACCCGACAAATTAGGACCGGTGAAATAAGGCGGATCAACTATAGCCAGATCAAAGGCCTTGTCTGGAAGCGTTGACATGTACTCCATGCAGTCGATGTGCAGGAGGGTGGCTTTTCCGATCTTCATCCCGACCTCGCCACTTTCCGCCGGTCTATTTCCATTCCCTCGATCCGGTTAACCATCTCCAGCACTGCCGCCAGATGCTCATTCGATTCATGCTTGATCCGTTCCGACTCAATCGGGTCTATGACTCCGTCGGACAAAGCTTTCTGAATCGATACGAGCCAATCTGCCTTTTCCTTCTCCAGCGTGATGATCAGGTCCAGCAGCTCCATGTCGGATGCTCCCTGGTGCTTGCTTATGGGGATGCAGATGAGGTTTCGTTCGCCGGCGATGTGCTTTGCAATCTCATCCGATCCGGTGAAGCCCTGAATCTCGATCAACTCGGCCACGGTCAAGTGGTGCGTGTCGTTATTCGGATTCACCTTGTTTTGCAGTACGTGTTTACTCATACCCATACGCGCCGCCAGCGCCGGCACACCGCCGGGATACGCATGGACAACGCGATAAATCACATCCTTGATGCACATGTCGTTACTCCGGGCAAAACGCCGTTTTTTTCGGTATCAAACAAGCGCATGATTCGATCATGCGATTTCACAAATACAGCCTTGGAAAAAGAAAATCCCTCTCCGGAGAGAGGGAAAGTTGCCCGGTTCAAGAGGGCGCAAGCACCGGGCAGAAGGAAGAAGGCGGGAGCCCCAAAGTGATAAGATTTGATTTCCACATCAACCATATCAAGAGGGATTCCCATGGAAGAGGATTTGCCAATATTTCCCGTAACTGGATGGAACATAGGAACTATTCCTGCTTACGGAGCGCTGTTTGTGCAGTTGCCGTTCCTGTCTCACCCGATGCAAACCATTGCTGAAGCTGATCCTGGGAGAAGGTACGTGTTTCAATTAAATCAAGCTCGCGACTTGATAGCCGCGTTACAGGAGGCAGTTCAGAAGCTTGAAAGCGCCGGGTATGAAGCGATGCCAGGAGAGAGGCATTGACGATCACGCCGCCTCCTTGGATTTGGGGGAGAAGACGTCGGGACGTAACTCGCGTAGCTCGTATTGACGAAGCCTAGGAACTTCGTCACCCCACTGATAAACAGCTTTGTCGGTTATACCCAGGGCCGAGGCGAGTTCGGCAACGCTTCCAAAAATGGAAATAGCAAATTCAGTTTTCATGAGAAATATTAAAGCATACTTTAATCTTTTGTGTCAAGTGTACTTTAATGATTCCACCGTATGATTACGGTTATGAGCACATTAGAAGAAAGGGTTTTGGAAGCCATCGAGGCGACAGGTCTTAAGGTGCCTGTATTGGCTGACAAGATAGGTGTTAGCCTCCAGACGATTTACGACTGGAAAAAAGGGAAATCTTTAGGAGAGATGAAATCAGATAACTTGGTTGAATTGGCTCATCTCGCAGGATACGAACCAAGATGGATTCGAAAGGAAAAGGGATTAAAAAAGAAAGCTATTACCAGAGAACAGGAAATCATCCTTGAGTTAGCAGAATTAATGCAGCAAGAGGCAAGGAAGAACTGGATAGAAAATGGCAAATTCCTGACATCTGTTAACCCTACTGACAAAGGAGTTGATGCTTCGCAAGCACAGCCAATAAAATTAACGCCGGCTGGAGCGCGCATTGGAGGCGACAAGGATAGGCCAAAGATATATGCTCCCGGTCGGATTGAACGGCGCAAGCAAGAGGTCCAGGTCACTCATGATCGTCGCAAAGAACGTTGGACTTACGAAAAAAAAGGAGAGGATTGATATGGACCGCCCCTTCGGACTTGTTCCAGACGCGATATCCCATGATACGGTTGAGGCGTTGCAGACTCTGCTTAGTGAGGCTCAACGTGGCGAAATTATAGGGGTCGCTTTCGCCGTGATGTACAAGGGAAGGGATTACATAGTGAACACTGCCGGCGAGGCACACAGGAGCCCCACGTTCGCGCGCGGCATGGTTCAGGCGCTGGATGATCACCTGATGCATAAAGTACACGGGTGATTCATGGAAATAGTAATGATCTGGCTACTTTTCGGTTTTGTGGCTATGATTATTGCTGGCTCCAAGGAACGCAACGGCTGCGGATGGTTTCTCTTGGGCTGTCTATTTGGCCCATTCGCCCTCGTCGTGCTCGCTTTGCCATCTTTAAAGAAAGACCCCAATGAACCCAGTCCAGATACGCACGTGAGATGCCCTGATTGCCAAGAATTGGTATTGAAAGAAGCGAAGGTATGTAAGCATTGCAAATGCAAACTAATTCCCCAGAAGTGAAAAATTATGCTTTGTAGTGTAATGAGGTCTATCATTTTTCTTACAGCTATAGCCCTTTCTGGTTGCGCCTCCCCGTTAAATCTTAAGGGTGTGAAGGACTATGAGCCGATTTATCAGGGACAAGTCACAGGCAGCTACTCTGTTCTGGCTCGCTGTGTCGTAGACACGATGCAAGGCGATGGGAGATGGCAAATACAGGGGCTTTTATATGATGTGCGCCTGTATCCTGACGCGAAGGAATCTGAGGTCCACGCCTACGCGATGAATAGCATGGCTGGCGCCTCTTACAGAATGCTCATGCAGCTTAAGCAATCAGACTCGGATAGCGTCAGCGCAACCATTAAGGGTAAAGATTACGCCCCGTCAATCGCCAAAGATGCCCTCCTCTCCTGCTCCGCCCAGGCATGACCACGGATAACCCCACATCGACTCTCTAATCAAGATAATCGCGCCTCTCAACGAGATCGAGGCGATCACCCGCGACCTTTACAAGGTTGAGAGCCGCAGGGTACTGCACGTCAAGGCGACGAGGATCACTGAGCTTGCGCTACAGGCGCACAAATGGGCGAATACACTGGAAGGTGAAAGGAACGAGCTGGAGGATCGGGTGCTGGAGCTTGAGAATGAGATTGCCAGGATGAAAGGCGAGCCGCTCAAGGACAAGAATGACAAGTACACCCCGGATTTTTCGAGGCTGCAGCATGGAGTGAAGCGGGGTTGAAAAGAGATTTTGATTTAATTCGCGATATTCTTCTACAGATCGAAGCCGCGCCCGCTAATTCCAGGCGATTCAGAATACGCATCCCAGAGAAAGATCAAGATGTAGTAGATGAACACGTAGAGCTGTTAATTGAGTCCGGATTGGTTGACGGCGCGCCGCGTCACGTTTCCGGCGCTCCAATGTACGTAGAAATTGAGGTAATGGTTACCCGTCTTACTTGGGAGGGCCATGATTTCCTCTCTTCCATGAGAGATGACACCATATGGCGAAAAGCCAAAACAGAAATAATAAAACCCGGATTATCGTTTACTTTTTCTCTGCTTGCGGAATGGCTGAAGACAGAGGCGAAGTCGAAGCTAGGAATTCCCTAAGCTCCGTTGCACAGTTGTAGTAACACATCGCTCCATGGCTGATAAATCTATAGCCAAACTCATCCCTCTGCTTCTTATCGGCATCAGCATCAGCAAACTTCTTGCTGGCAATCCTCTCCCACTTTTCGATCAGTTTCAGTAGTCCGGCCTCGTCCACCCTTCTCTCCGTTCGTCCATCGAAAGCGTAGTGTAGCGATGCTATCAGCCAGGCAGAGTATTTGG